CAAAAGGGCATGTCCGCTTTACCCCCGAAAGCGACGCTGAATGCGTTCATTCGAATGTCCGCTATGGGCCAAAAGCGGACATTAATCTCAAAACTTGCGCACCTAATTTGCAGCCTTAGCGCCTAACACGTTGGAAGCCGTTAGTGGGCGACGAATGCCCTTGAGTACGAAATCGCCGACTGGTTCGACCGTTATGTTTTTCTCGACGGCCATCAACACACGCGGACTAATTAGTATTTGCCCGGGCTTGGCTTCGTCGCAAAGCCGAGAGGCGACATTGGATACCGTTCCGATGGCGGCGTAATCGAAACGTCCCTCAAAGCCAATGGTGCCTAGCGTGGCAAATCCGTGCGCAATCCCGATGCCGAAGCCAATCTCATGTCCAAGTTTACGCCATTTCTCGATCAACTCTCCTATGGCCGCTCTCATATCAATCGCCATCAGGACGGCTTGCAGGGCGGGGTTATCTACTGGAATTGGGTCATTGAACACCACCATCACCCCGTCCCCAGCATAGCGTTCAAGCGTGCCGCCATACTTGTTTATGATCCCACCGATCGCCGCATGGTATTCACGCAATAGCGCCATCACGTCTTCTGGATCAGAGCTTTCAGAGAAGCCAGTAAAGCCGCGCAGATCACAGAACAGCGCGGTAATTTCTCGGCGATGGCTTTCGAGTTGCTTCTCTGTCCCAGACGCAACGATCAGATCAGCTACCTGCGGAGGAAGGAAACGTCGCAGTCTACTCGTGCGCTCGATTTCGCTTACTTGGTCGGTGACGCGCTGTTCGAGTTGTTGATTGAGCTTGTTGAGATTATCGAGCAGCCGCACGTTCTCAATCGCTATTGCGGCTTGGTCGGCGAACGTCGTGGCCAGTTCAATCTGCTTGTCGGAGAACGGACGCATTTCCGTGCGGGTCAAAGTCACGACGCCACTCGGAACGCCATCGCGCAGCATTGGAACGGCAAGGAGGGTACGGAAATCACCTAATTTTTGATGCTCCATAAAGGTGTATTCTGGATCAGCCTTTACATCGGGAATATGGATCACCCGGCCTTCAAGAAGGGCTCGGCCTACCCCTGAGCCGCGTTCGGGTTTGATTGGCGTATCGCGGACTTGGTCCATGAACTCGCGAGGGAAGCCATAAGCCTCGGCGCGATAAAGAATTCCATTTTTCTCGCGGGTGATGATGGTTTTATCGGCATCGCAGAGCCGTGCGGCTGATTCAACAAGAGTTTGGAGTACGGTTCGCAGATCAAAAGTCGAACGGCTGATGACCTTGAGCACATCGGCAGTGGCCGTCTGCTGCTGAAGGGATTCGCGAAGCTCATTGAGCAGGCGAGTGTTTTCGATGGCAATGACGGCTTGCGCAGCGAAATTTTGCAGCAGCGCGATTTGCTTCTCGGTAAATGGACGGACCTCCTGGCGGTATATCAAGATCGCGCCCACCAGTTCGTCATCCTTGAGCATCGGGACTGCGGCGATGGTCCGATAACCACCGAGTTTAGCAGCACTGACGGCGTATGGATTGCCCTCAACATAAGACTTTATTTTGGTAACGTCGTCGATCTGAGCCACCTGACGTGTGGCAGCTACCTGTCCAAGAGCAGAGTCCGGCGGTGGTCGCACTTGGTTGCCCATGCGGGCTTGGACATACGCCGGTGGTGCATTGTGTATCGCCACCGCTCGGAACGAGTTTGTCTCGCGGAGGTACAGCGTCCCAAATTCGGCGTCGCAAATACGCGTCGCATTTTCCAGCATCGCATTGAAGACCGGCTCAAGCTCGCCCGGCGAGGTACTGATCACCTTAAGCACATCAGCGGTGGCGGTTTGCTGCTGGAGAGATTCGCGCAGCTCGTTGAGCAGCCGCGCGTTCTCGATGGCGATGACGGCTTGGTCGGCGAACACCTTCAACAAATGCTCATGTTGCTTCGGAGTGGCACCAGCCTCAGCCCAGGCGGCCACAATTGCGCCTAAGGGAGCGCCCTCGCGAAGCATCGGCACCGCAAGCATTCTTCGCGACCTCCCCATGGCCGCCGCATGCTCGCGGTCATAGTGCGGATCGGACATGGTATCCTGAATGTGCACAGGCGCTTTTGCCAGAATCGCTCTCGCGGAAGCCACTGAACGGTCGTTGACCTGTACTGGGTACTTTTTCCTCACTTCATTAAGGAGCTCCGGCGAAAAGCCATAGGCGCCCACAAAATGTACGAGTTTGCCATCGAACGTAAAAATACTTCCGAATAGGCTACCGCAGAGCGAGACAAAATTGCGCACGATCGTATCAAAAACGCGCTGCACGCCCGTCGGCGAGCTGGAAATAATGCGTAATATCTCTGCTGTGGCTGTCTGCTGTTCCAACGCTTCATGCAACTCACGGGTGCGGTGGTCGAGTTGTTCTTGCAAATCGGCGGTCGAGCCCCCGCGGCGGTGCGTGACTACTGCCCGGCGCTTCGGCCTCTCAGCCTTACGGCCCCTCTTCTTTTTTTCTACGCCGCGTCGTCTCATTGCCTCCCCCGAGGCTCAGGACAAGGCATCGTAGCGGCTTAAGCCAGTACGCTGGAAGGGGCCAACTTGGATGATGAGCCAAGGTAGCTGGACGGCTCGCCATGTCCACTTTGGGTCAAAAGCGGACATGTGCAGTGAAAAAAGGGCATGTCCGCTTTACCCCCAATAGCGACCGCGAAAGCGGATTTCCCGCAAACGGTCATGTCTGTGTATATGCCTTTCAATAGATCGATTTCGGGTATTGAATAGGTCCTGAAAATCCCTTGACCTCGCTTCTCTCACCGCGTCGAACGCGACGGAATTCTCTCGTCAATCGACCGGCAATCACATGCCCGTCCTGACCTGGCTCCAGCTTCTTGCTGTAGCCCCTACCCTCGTGGTCCTTGACCGGAATGCCAAGGTGGTTCGTGAGTGTGACAGTGCCGTCGTCAACGATGTAGGCGCCTTCCGCCACACGTCCGGGAAAGCCGTCCCTCGGTTGATCGATCTGGACTATTACCCGGTAGACTTTGGTAGTCATGCCGCAGCCCTCAAAATTGACTCGGGATGGGACGCAGGTACCCCCGGTTGTTTTAAATCGCTGTACGGGCCTGACCACAAAAAATTGCTCAATGATTTCAAACGCTGGGCCACCGACAAATTGCGACCCCTCGCCATCTTCTGATGTTGCGCCCATTCGAGCGCAGCCGCCTTGCAGCGGGTCAGGTTTGCCCGGTCCGACAGGCCGATGTCAGGCCATACAATCCGGAACAGGCCGGGCGCATCGTCAGCAATAATTTCGAGGATAGCCTTTTTCGACCGGCCATGGTGCAGCCGGTACGTCGCAACGTTTCGGTGTTTCATCAGACATAAAGTCCCTGATATTCGTTTTCCAAATCGCGATAAAAATCCTTGGTGTAGACAAGCGGTGCACCGTCCGGCTCAGAAAAGCAGAGCGCAACAGCATCGGCTTCGTCGGGAGACGGCACCCCACGCCGGCGCATGTCGTCCTTCGACTCCAACACCAACTGACCGGAACTGTTAAATTTGTAGCCCGGCCCGACCAGGTCGGCCTGCAATGAGTCACTATCCGGCAATGAGAAACCGGCCTCGGACTCGAGAGCCTTCTTCAGATTGCCCCACATCTCGGCTCTGCGATTGGCAGGACCGCCTGCAGGTTTGCCATCCTCACCGAGTGGTGCAGGCTCGATTGGCTTGCCACCGAAGTTCACGGCATTGACGACACTGCGGCTGTGCCCCTGCTCTATCAATCGGTCATAGACACCAACGCCAAGCCCACCGACGTCGATATTGACCTTGGCCGGCTTTTCGTCGCGAATAATCTTCGCCACCCAGCCGGTGACCTCCATGGTGTCGAGGCCACGTCTGCTTTCAATCTTCTGAATGCAGCGACCACGCCGCCATGCGATGGAGGTGCGGTCCGCACCCTTGCCTGCCGGATCAACGCCAATGACTAACTGACCATAGGGGTCTGTCTTGTGACGCCGCGCCCTGATGACTAGCGAAACGGGAATAAAGCTGTCGAAACTAGATGAAACGAAAGCTTCCTCAGGACTGAGTGGATACTCCTGCGGAAACTTCTCCGCTGATCCGAGCTGGGAAATCTTTGCCCGTCGCCAGGCAATCTGTCCGGCGCCGAGATTATATAATTCGGCAAGTTTGGCCTCCTCCTCGTCCATCTTGAAATCAGATGGCACCTCACGCCGGTATCCCGGATCGAGGCTCCACGGTAAGAAGATCGGCAAGAACTCGCTCTCGCCGGCCTGCGCTTTGCGCCAAAGTTGGCTGAAATCATTAAATCCATTCGCGGTCGTCTCGACGATGATTTCCGTTCCCGCGATGTCGGGAACGGTCTGCATCAGGGCCGCAAACTGAAGCGGCAGATCCGCCCAATAAGCAGCCTCCGATGCATGCAAGCACTGGGCGGTTGCTGACCGCCCTGCCCCCTCGTTTGTTGCAACGCTGACCAGGTAACCGGAGTCGATCTTGTCAAAGATCAGTTCC